AATCAGACTATATTGAGTATGGAGTAGACAACAACTACTTTCAATACTTAATAGATAGATATCTGTATTCAGCAACTAACAACGCTATCATAACAGGTGTAACCAATATGATTTATGGAAAAGGATTGGATGCTTTAGATTCTAATCGTAAACCTAATGAGTATGCACAAATGCGTAGTATCATCAAAGGTGATATGTTAAAGAAAGTAGCTTTAGAAAGAAAGATGCTCGGAATGGGTGCTATGCAAGTTGTAATGGAAAAAGGCAAAGTTAAATCTATTGACCATTTCCCAATGAATACATTAAGAGCTGAAAAGTGTAATGACAAAGGAGAAATTGAAGCTTGGTATTATTACCCTGATTGGACTAAAAAGAAACCTTCTGAACAAGCTAAAAGAATTCCTGCATTTGGATTCGGAAATGGTAATGAAGTTGAAATGTATGTGGTGCATCCTTACGTTAGTGGATTTCATTATTACACTCCTATTGATTATTCAGGTGCTTTACCTTATGCTAAATTAGAAGAAGAAATTAGTGACTACTTGATTAATGACGTTCAAAATGGATTTAGTGGTACTAAAGTAATTAACTTTAATAACGGTGTTCCTTCTGAAGAAATGCGTGACAAAATCAAACGTGACGTATTATCTAAAATTACAGGTTCAAGAGGTGAAAAAGTAATTGTAGCTTTTAACGCTAATGCAGAAAGTAAAACTACAGTTGAAGATATACCTTTAAATGATGCACCTGCTCACTATGATTATTTATCTAAAGAATGCTTTGAAAAGTTAATTGTAGGACATAGAGTAACAAGTCCTATGCTTTTAGGGATTAGAGATACAGGTGGTGGATTAGGTAACAATGCAGATGAAATTAAAACTGCTACTTTGTTATTTGACAACATAGTAATTAAACCTTACCAACTTGAATTGATTGCTGCTATTGAAGAAATTTTAGCAGTAAATAATATTAGCTTAAAATTATATTTCAAAACTATTCAGCCTTTAGAATTTGTAGATACTTCAGGAATGAATGCAGAAACTGTTGAAGAAGAAACAGGAATTAAAATGAGTTCGCATTTAGATTCTATTGATTTAGATTCATTTGGCGAAGAAATTGATTTAAACGAATGGGAATTAATAGATAGTAGACAAGTTGATTACGAAGAAGAAGCTAAATTAGATGCTGAATTAGAAGCTTTAAACAATCCTAAAAAATCATTGCTTTCTAAAATGTGGAATTTTGTAAGTACAGGTTCTGCATTTCCAAACGCTAAATCAGAACAAGATGGTGAATTGTTTAAATCACGTTATAGATATAGTGGTCAAATAGGTGCAAATAGTCGTCCTTTTTGTGTTAAAATGCTATCTGCTGACAAATTATATAGAAAAGAAGATATAATGCGTATGAGCCAATCTGAAGTAAATAAAGGATGGGGTCCTGAAGGAGCAGATACTTATGACGTATTTTTATATAAAGGTGGTGGAGCTTGTCACCATTTTTGGACACGTGAAACTTATCGTAAAAAAGCAGATGTAAATAATCCTTTATCAAAAGAAATTACACCTGCACAAGCAAGAAAAGAAGGAGAAATATTACCAACAAATAATCCGTTAGTATATCAAAAACCAATTGATATGCCTAATCAAGGTTTTTTAAATAAATAATTATAAATGGCTCAAGCATTATTTGTAACAAGAGAAGATATAGTTAAATATACTGCAATGAATGGAAACGTTGATACGGATAAATTCATTCAGTTTGTAAAAATAGCACAGGATATACACATCCAAAACTATTTAGGAACAAAGCTATATGATAAAATAAACGATGATATCGTAGCAGGTGATTTAGCAAGTCCTTATACAACGCTTTTAAGCAAGTATATTAAGCCAATGGTAATACATTGGGCTATGGTAGAATATCTACCTTTTGCGGCCTATACTGTAGCTAATAAAGGTGTATATAAACATAATAGTGAGAATAGTACAAACGTTGAAAAGAATGAAATAGATTTCTTAATTGAAAAAGAACGTGATGTAGCACAACACTATACTAATAGATTCTTGGATTATATCTGTTATAACACAGCAACGTTTCCTGAATATAACACTAATTCAAACGGGGATATGTTTCCTGATTCAGAAGCTAATTTTGTTAGTTGGGTACTATAGTTAAATTATGAAAAAAGAAACTTATAAACCAAAAGCAGTTAACGTTAAAAAACTGCAAATATTTTTAAATAAGATAAAAGATAAAAAATGAGTTTACAATTCACACACATAAAAGGTGATACTTTTGACCAAGTAGCTTTTCAATTAAAGATTAATGAAAGTGCTGTTAATTTAACAGGTGCAACTATTAGAATGCAATTGCGTAAATGCTATTCGGATACAACGGCTGCTCTATCACTTACTTCGGTATCTTCTGCAGGTATTACTATCACAAATGCCACAAATGGAGAATTTAAGATTAACACACAAATTATAGACATTCCTGTTTACAATTATGTATATGACATTCAAATTACTTTAGCGAGTGGAGTAGTTAAAACTTATGTACAAGGTGGGTTCAATATTACTAACGAAGTAACAAGATAAAAAGATGGGTGATGATATTACTATTGGTGTAACTGAAATTATAAATAATATTGAAGTTACAGCACAACCAAACGACCAAATTGTAGAAATAGATGTAGTTGATAATTCAGATGAGGTTACGTTAAATATAACACCTACTGTAATTGAAATCAATATAAACAAAGGTAGTTCATTTGCAAGATGGGGTGACATATTAGGTAATTTACCTGATCAAGAAGATTTGCAAAATGTTTTAAACTTAAAAGCTGATTTAGTTGGTGGTTTAGTTCCTGCTTCACAATTACCTTCTTATGTAGATGACATTATAGAAGTAGCTAATTACGCTGCTTTACCTACTACAGGTGAAGTTGGAAAAATATATGTAACATTAGACAACAATAAAATATTCCGTTGGAGTGGTTCAGTTTATATTGAAATAGCTGCTAATACGGGTGTATGGGGTGCAATTACAGGAACGTTAAGTAGTCAAACAGACTTACAAACTGCATTAGATACAAAAGCATTAAAAACAATTACAATTACACCTTCAGCGCCTTTATCAGGTGGTGGGGATTTAAGTGCTAATAGAACAATATCAATAAGTCAATCAAACGCTACTACAGATGGTTATTTAAGTTCTATTGATTGGAATACTTTTAACGGAAAACAAACTGCTTTAAATGGAACAGGATTTGTTAAGGTAAGCGGAACAACGGTTAGTTATGATAATTCAACTTACGCTTTAGATAGCGTTGTTGTTAAATTAACAGGCGACCAATCAATTAGTGGAATTAAAACTTTTTCAAGTCTTTTAAAATCAAGCATTTTATTAATTAACGAAGCTGGTGGTTTTTCAGGTGCTACTGGTTACAGTCAATTAGGAGGAACTGCAGATTATTTTATAATTGTTAACGGAACTGGAGCAAAGCAAACTAAATTCATTCATAATGGAATTAGAAACATAACAATGCCCGCTTCTGACGGAACGATGGCTTTAACGAGTCAAATTCCTACTGTTTCAGGAACTACAAATTACGTTCCTAAATTCACAGGATCTAACACAATTGGAGACAGTGTTATTTTTGATGACGGAACACAAATAGGAATTGGAACAAATGTACCTCAACGTAAATTGTCTGTTAGAGATGTAAATAATACATACGGAGCAACTTTTAGCGGGTCGGCAGGATCAAATATTGTTGCAATAGGAACAGTTGCAGGAGCAACAAATGGAGTTCCGGCTATCCAAGGATTTACAAATTTATTTGGTACAACTACTAATTTAACATTAAACCCAACAGGTGGAAATGTAGGAATTGGCACAACAAGTCCAAGCAGCTTACTTCATTTGTCAGGTAGTTCAACTTCTCCAATTACGCATATAATTGAAAATAATAATGCGGGAACTTCGGCAGGTACAAAATTATCTTTAAGATATAATGGTGTTGAAACTGCATATTTGTACAATAGATTTAACGGTGGTGATTTTAACACTGACTTAGGCTCTGCTGATTATTTTAGAATATTAACAGCAGGTTCTGAAAAGATGCGTATTTTAACAAATGGCAACGTAGGAATTAATACAACAAGCCCAACTTTAGCTAAATTACACGTTAAAGGAGATAATGGAAGTGCAATAGCTTATTTGTATAATAACTCAGGAACAGCAGGTCAAGTAAACGGATTGGCAGTTGAAGCGGGTACTAATTCAAGCGATTATGCTTTATCTATTGGTTCATCATTAGGAACATCTTATTTAAAAGTTATAGGAAATGGTAATGTAGGAATTAATACATCTTCGCCGGGTGCAAAATTAGAAGTCAATGGTGCTTCTATTTTAGGAGGTGCTTTAAATTCAGATTGGGCAGTTGGAGTTAACAATACAGGAACTACAAGTGCAAATGGGATGTATGTAAATATTGGTGCATCTTCAACAGGAGTACCTTTTGCAGTTTATAAAAACTTTAGTCCGTTAGCTTTTGTTACTAATAATGGGGATTTATTAGTAGGAACATCTACAGCTAATTACGGTGCAGTTAATAGAGGAAATATTACAGTAAATGGAACAAGTAATGCTATATTTGGACTTAATGTTGGGGGAGTAAATAAAGGATATTTTTATCACGAAGGTACAAATGCTTACATTGAAAATTCAGTAAGTGGTGGAAACTTATATGTTATATCAGGAGGAACAAATGGAGTTTATTTGCCAAGTGGTGGTATAGCTTGGCTTGCTCTTTCTGATGAAAAATTAAAAACAGATTTAGTTCCAATTAAAGATGGTTTGAATAAAGTTTGCTCGTTGCGTTCTGTAATTGGTAGGTATAAAACAGATGATGAATCTATAAAAAGACCATTTTTAATTGCTCAAGATGTTGAAAAAGTTTTGCCTGAAGCAGTTTCTAAAGATGAGACAACCGGTAATTTAGCTGTAAGTTATTCAGAAGTTATACCTTTATTAGTTGCAGCTATTAAAGAACTAAAAGCAGAAATAGAAATTTTAAAAACAAAATAATATGACAGAATTTAAGTGGATAATTTCAGCGATGGAATGTATCAAAAACGAGGGAGATTTACAAGATGTAGTAATTACAATACATTGGAGATATGCTGCTGAAAAAGAAAATGTTTTAACAGATGTATATGGAGCTACTTCAATGCCTTTACCAACAGGAGAAGATTTTACACCTTATGAGGAATTAACAAAAGAACAAGTTTGTGGTTGGTTAGAAGCTACATTAGATGTTCTTGCAATGGAAGAAAGTTTAGACAAACAATTGGATTTAATAATCAATCCTGTTAATGTTACTTTACAACCACATTTTGAGAATTAAAAACAAAAAGTGTAAAATTATATTTTAATAAAAAAAATTAAACAAAAAAACAAACAATTATGGAAACCAAACAAGCGATTGAAATTTTAGTACAAGTAGCACATTTAGCACAAAAAGGTGGTTTATTACAATTACAAGATGCAGTAGCAGTAGCACAAGCTATTAATGCTTTAGCACCTAAAGAAGAAGTAATAGAGGAATAACATTTAGAATGAAATACATTAATTATTTTTTTGCTTCATTAATTTTATTATTTGTACCTATCTACGGTTTATTAATAGCCGTAGGTAGTGCAATAATTTTAGACACCTTTACAGGTATATTCAAAAGCATAAAACTTGAAGGGTTACAATCAATAAGAAGTAGAAAATTATCTAATGTAATTTCTAAAATGGCATTATACGAAATATGTATAATCTTTTTATTCTTAATTGACAGATTTGTTTTAAATGAGTTTATACACAAAGCATTTGGTTTTGACTTTATGTTCACCAAAATTTGTGCTATACTATTAATCTTTGTTGAATTAGTATCTATTAAAGAAAACATTGAAGCATCATTTAAAATTGATATTTGGCAATTATTGAAAACAGCATTTAATAGAGCTAAAGAAATAAAAGCAGACTTCAATGAAATTAAGCGATAAAGGTTACGAATTAATAAAACGATTTGAAGGATTTAGTGACAGACCTTACAAATGTCCTGCAGGAATATCTACAATCGGTTACGGGAATACTTACTACCCAAACGGAACTAAAGTTAAAATAACAGACAAACAAATTACAAGAGAATACGCTAATGAAATATTGGCACATATTGCTGATGAATTTGCTGAAGATGTATTGAAACTTGTTAAGTCAAAAATTACAGTAAATCAACTAAACGCACTAACTTCTTTTGCATATAATGTTGGTGTGGCTAATTTGGCTAAATCTACTTTATTAAAATTGGTTAACATAAATCCAAATGATGGTAATATAGCTAAAGAGTTTTTAAAGTGGAGTAAAGCAGGTGGTAAAGTTCTAAATGGTTTAACAAATAGACGCATTGCTGAATCGGCATTATATT